CGTCAAACCTATCGTCGAACGTCAGTTCATTTACAACATGCGTTATGACGAGGATGAGTCCATCAAGGGAGATGTCGAGGTTGTGGCCAAGGGTGCTATCAACCTTGCGGTGAAAGAAACCGTCAATCTCCGCAGAATTGAATTCCTCAATGCAACCGCCAATCCGATTGATGTCGAGATTATTGGTAGGGATGGCCGCGCAGCGATTCTTCGTGAAGTGGCTAAAGGGTTGCAGATGCCTGTGGATGAGGTTGTCCCCTCTCGGGAAAGAGCTAGTTACGATGCTAGGATGCAAGCCATGGCTATGTCGGTTGCTGCAGAGCAGCAAGCACAGCCTGAAGGTGGTACTCCTGCGCTTCCTGACGGTTCTCCCAAAGGCGGGGTAGAGGCTACTACCGTACGTGGTCCTAGCGGGAGGGCGGCATGATTCGCCCGGAACCTAGGGTCATTAAGGCAGTTGCACAAGCAGTTCGACAGTACCCGGAGATTCTCCAGTACTTGAGTGACTGGCGTATGCATGAACTCGAAAACCTTCCCAGCACAGTAAACAACGCGGCAGTTTCCCAGGGGCGCTGCCAAGTTTTGGGTGAACTTTATAAGTTCGCCAAGGATGCCCCTGAACTGGCGGCAAAGATTTAGTCTCGCCGTCTAATTAGCGCATACCGATAGGAGCGTACAATGGCACTTCCAGAGCAAATTCGTAAACAGTCCGAGGCTGTCCAAGAGCTTTACAAGCAGCTTAATTCGGCGCAAGAAGAAACAGGCAAGTCTGCCGATGAATCTTCTGCACCAGTTGAAACTGCTCAGGCTCCACAAGCCGACGAAGAAACTGAAACGAACAATGCTGCTCCATCACCGGCAGTTGAGCAGAAAGCTGGTGATGCAAAGACTACGGAAGATGACTCCAATTCTGAGACTTATGCTCAGAAATGGCGAACTCTGCAGGGTATGTATAACGCTGAAGTTCCCCGTCTGCATTCGCAGAATAAGGAGATGCAACAGCGTATTCAGCAAATGGAGCAATTGCTTGCTTCGCTTTCGGCACAGCAAAACGTCGTTCAGCAACCCGCGCAAGTTGAGAAACTTGTAACGGATAAAGATGTTGAGGAATACGGCGAATCGCTGGATGTAATGCGAAAGGTTACTCGAGAAGAACTCGGTTCAGTAGCCAGTCGTATTGCTCAGCTTGAAAACGTTATCAAACAACTCCAGACGAATGTTGTTCCGCAGGTTCAGGCTGTAGCCCAAAAGCAAGCCGTATCTGCAGAGCAGCAGTTCTGGGCTGAACTGGCGAACTCGGTGCCTAACTGGCGTGATGTCAACGATAACTCGGACTTCCAGTCTTGGTTGTTAGACATTGACCCACTTACTGGTATTAGCCGTCAGACATATCTTGAGGATGCACAGCGGTCGCTCGATGCCAGGCGAGTCGCTAACTTCTTCCGTGCTTGGCTTGAGAATACTGGACAAGCCTCTGTTGCTCAGACACCGGCTCGCACTACTGCGCCTGAACTGGAAAAGCAGGTTTCTCCCGGACGTTCGAAGAACTCGGGAACTCCGCAGACTAGCAAAGCTCGTACTTATACCCCTGGCGACATCCAGAAATTTTTTAACGATGTTCGCTCTGGTAAGTACAAGGGACGAGAGCAGGAGCGTGACCGACTTGAACGCGATATTTTCGCAGCACAGCGAGAAAATCGAATCCAACTTAATGCGTAATTAGAAGGAGTTACTTTTATGTCTTATCCCGTTTCCCCGGGCCGCCCGAATTACAGCGGCAACTTTATTCCTGAGCTTTGGTCAGGCAAACTGATCGAGAACTTCTACGATGCTACGGTTCTCGCAGCCATTTCCAACACGGACTACGAGGGCGAGATTCGCCAGTATGGTGACACGGTTAACATCCGCACCACGCCGGAAATCACGATCCGCGACTACGTGAAGGGTCAGACTCTGACGGTTGAGAATCCGGACAAGCCGAAGATTCAGCTTCTTATCGACAAGGGCGAGTACTTTGCTTGCGTCGAGGACGATGTTGACAAGGTGCAGTCGGACATCAACCTGATGGACACTTGGACGAAGGACGCTTCCGAGCGTATGAAGATCAAGATTGATCAGCGTGTGTTGACTGACCTTCTCCCCGGTATTGCGTCCGCTAACAAGGGTGCGACGGCTGGTGAGCAGTCGGCTTCGTTCAACCTCGGCACGACCGGTTCGCCGCTTTCTGTGACGAAGGACGGCGCTGGCGGCACGAAGTCGGTGATCGACCTGCTTGTTGATCTCGGCACGGTTCTCGACGAAGCCAACTGCCCTGAGCAGAATCGCTTTGTTGTGATCCCGGCCAAGATGGCTGGTCTTATCAAGAAGTCCGAACTGAAGGATGCCTCGCTTACTGGCGACAGCGTGTCTGTTGTCCGTAACGGTCGCCTTGGTATGGTTGATCGCTTCACGCTGTATGTGAGCCACAACCTGTCCACGTCCGGTTCGGGTGCCTCGATGAAGTACAACCTCATTGCTGGTCACAAGATGGGCTTTACCTTTGCTTCGCAGATGACGAACATGGAGACGATCCGTTCGGAGTCGACCTTTGGTAACATTGTCCGTGGTCTTCAGGTCTACGGGTACAAGGTTGTGAAGGGTGAGGCGCTGGCCCAGTCTGTCGTCACGCTCGCCTAATTGTAGGAGTTAAATAAAATGGCTGCTTATACTGATACTCTTGGTTTTAATAAGGGAACTGCTGCGTTCCCCGATGGCAGCGGTATTTCCAAGTTCTCCGTTGAACTGGATTTTGCCGCGATTGTGGCTGCTCGTTCGGCAGCTGGCGCTACGGCTCTGGTTGCTGGTGACACGCTGCAGGTCATTTCGCTGCCCGCTGGTTCGGTCGTTCTTTCGGCCGGCCTGCAGGTGACGAGTGTTGAGTCGACCAATACGACTGCGACGTTCGATCTTGGTTATGTTGGTGGTACTGGTGATCTCTACACGAACGACCTTGCGTCGAACGCGTTGGGTTATGGTATTACCAACCTCGCCAATCCGACCGTTATCGCTTCGGCGGATACCATTGACCTGCTCCTCAACACGGCTGTTCCGACTAACTGCGTGGTGAATGCTTTCGCCATCGTGGCCAACGTTTCGGCTGCCTAACTAGGGTGGGGGGCTTCGGCCCCCCTCTCTTAAGGAGAGTAATATGGGTGTTTATCGTGGTGTAACTCAGGATAATGTGACTATCCAGGGTGGCACATTGTACGACGTTGTGGTTGATGCGGATACGTTGCAGATTAACGGTACAACCGTTAACTCGACGGCTGCTGAACTCGACGCTGTTGCAGATGTGTCAACCCGTTTGGTCTCAGCGACGGCTGCAACTTTGGCTGTTACTGCTGCTGCTCACGGCGACAGAATCGTTGTTCTTAATCGGGCCGCTGGCGTAACTGCCACGCTGCCTGCTGCAACTGGTTCTGGAAATGTCTACCGTTTTACGACGGGCACTGCCGTTACTAGCAACAACAACATCATTAAAGTTGCTGATAGTAGTGACGTAATGTCTGGTTCGTTGTATGTAACGGATCAGGCTGCTGGTACGGGTACGGAATTTAGTACTACTACAACTAGTGATACCATCACTATGAACGGTAGTACGTCCGGTGGCCTTGTCGGCGGTATTCTTACGTTGATTGACATTGCTACTGATCGTTATGCGATACATGGAAACATTATCGCTACGGGTGTTGAAGTCACCCCGTTCAGCGCGACTGTCTAATTGGCGGGGGGCGCAAGCCCCCTTGCCTTTTTAGGAGCATACCGTGGGCGTATACCGTGGCGTAACGCAAGACAATATAACCGTTCAAGGTGGTACTTTGTACGATATCACCGTTCAGGGCGGTAGTTCGTCCGGTTTTATTGTTCCATTTTTGGATATTTCTGGTCGTAAGTATGGTCAATTTTATTCTACGCAGACTCAAACTCCTGTTACTAATACACCTACTGCATTAACGTTTAACAATTCAGAATCGTTTAACACAGGCGTTTCTGTTGTTTCAAATAGTCGTATTACATATACAACCACTGGTATATACAATATTACAGTTAGTGTTCAATTTAACAATACTAAAAATACCAATGACCACGAAGCATATCTTTGGTTTCGTAAAAACGGTACTGATATAGCTAATAGCAATACTGTAGTTACAGTTCCAAAAGCTAACGACGGCGGTAAAGGTTTTTTAGAAATATCCATAATCGAATCAATTACTGCTAATCAGTATATAGAAGCAATAACTATGGTTGAGGATTCTGATGTAGATATTGAATATATTGCTGCATCAGCAGGACCTCCAGTAGTACCAGCAGTACCTTCAGTAATTTATACAACTCATAGGATTGGCTAATGCCCAAAACACCAGCATGGCAACGTAAGGAAGGCAAAAATCCAAAAGGTGGATTAAATGCCGCAGGTCGCGCATCTTATAACCGCGCTAATCCTGGCAAGCCGGGACTTAAACCTCCGCAGCCTCAAGGTGGGGCTAGACGAGATTCGTTCTGCGCAAGAATGAAGGGAATGAAAAAGAAACTTACGAGTGCCAAGACGGCTAATGATCCGAATAGTCGGATAAATAAGTCGTTGCGCGCATGGAACTGCTGACATGGCTAAGTCAACTCCTAACAACAAGGCTCTTTGGTCACGGGTTAAATCTGCTGCCAAGAGTAAGTTTGATGTATATCCCAGCGCGTACGCTAATGCGTGGGCAGCAAAGGAATACAAGAAGCGCGGAGGCTCTTGGTCTGGCGCAGACAACCGGGTGAAGCGTGGCAAGTAAAGGCGGACTCGGTAAATGGTTTGGTGAGAAGTGGGTCGACATTAAGACTGGCAAACCGTGCGGGCGATCTGGTGCTGAAAAGTCCAGCCGTAGTTACCCAGCATGTCGACCTGCTAAAGCTGCAAGCAGAATGACATCTTCCGAAAAGCGGTCGATGGCCAGTAGGAAAACCAGTCCGGCAAGACAATCTTGGCCGGTGTCTCCGTCAGGAAAAAGGAAGTAAGCACATGAAAATGAAAAAGAAAGGAAGTAAACCCATGCACAAAATGCCGGACGGCTCAATGATGCCGGGCAAGAAACACATGGGCGGTAAGAAGATGGCTAAGAAGTCTGCTAAGCGAGGCATGGGTTACTAATCATGGCTATGACCAAGCAGCAGAAAAAGATTTCGAAAGTAATGCGGGAATACAAAGCCGGTACTCTACACGCTGGCCGCGATCCCAAAGGACCGAAGAAGGCACCTTTAGCAAAGAACCGTAAACAAGCCATAGCTATCGCATTGAGCGAAGCAGGCGTTAAGAGGAAGAAGTAATCATGGCTGAGAAGTGGATTCAGAAAGCAATTAAGAAACCCGGCGCACTTCGCGCATCTATGGGGGTCAAGAAAGGCGAGACGATTCCGGCTGCTAAGTTGGCTAAAGCCGCCAAGGCTCCCGGTAAAATGGGACAGCGTGCCCGTCTTGCCATGACTCTTAAGAAGTTGGGGAAGAAGTAATGAGTCGCTATCTTCGCCACAAACTCGACGGATGGATTTACGACTGGAATCCTATTCTGGCTGCTAATCCTCTTTGCGAAGAAGTGGGTGAGGAAGAAGCGTACCCCGAAAGGTTCTTGAAGAAAGAAACGGTTGAGGAACCTAAAAAACGCCGACGCAAGAAGGATGGGTTGGATTTGACTACTGCTGACATTCCTGAACCTCCACCGTATACTCCGCCCGAGTTGGCGGCTGATGCTTCGA